GTGGCAGGAACCTTGATCTTTGATCAGCGCGAGAAGTTGGCAGAGTCAGCCCTGAATGAAGGCGCGGATTATATCCTTTGGGTAGATGCAGATATGCGGTTCCCAAAAAATACGATCGAGTACCTGATCTCTAAAGACAAAGACATTGTGGGGGCCAACGCTACAACGCGAGTCCCGCCGATCCACGGAACCGCAAAGAACGCATGGATCAACAAGGAAGAAAAGACAATCAACTGGCAGAAGATTAACTCCAAGGACAAAAAAGGTCTGGAGCGTGTAACTGCTATTGGGTGCGGTGTGATGATGGTAAAGGCTGAAGTTTTTAAGAAAACACCTCGCCCGTGGTTTTGGTTTGAACAACTGCCGGGAGAAAAACTCCTAGGCGAAGATGTGTATTTCTGTGTGAAAGCGCACGACGCAGGATTTGAAACATGGGTAGACCACGAGTTTTCTAATTCCGTGGGCCATGTCGGTTCATACACTTTTGGATGGCACGAAGTAGCCAGTAAGGAAAACAATGGCTCTGACGAGTTACAGTTCACTAAAGACGGCAGTTGCGAACTATCTTGGGCGCAGCGACCTGACCAGCCAGATTCCTGATTTTATTACGCTGGCAGAACTCCGTCTGTCGCGTGAGATTCGCACACGGAAGCTGCTGAAGTCGGTCACCACAAGCACAGTCGCAGGGGACTCTACCGTAGAGATCCCCTCTGATTTTTTAGAGATGCGGGATATTTACCTGTCTGGGAATCCACGGATTACCCTGAACTACGAGAGCCCTTCCGCATTTACCCGCAACGCACAAGCAGAAGTCTCAGGTAAACCCGGCTTTTACACCATGCTGGGTCAGGAGTTTGAGTTTGCGCCTGTACCGGATAAGGTCTACACGGTTGAGCTGCTGTACTACTACAAGCCAACCCCGATGTCCGATAGCGTGGCGAGCAACGAGTTTCTGGCTAACTATCCAGATGCCTTGCTGTACGCATCACTACTAGAAGCCGAGCCGTACCTGATGAACGACGCCCGTATGACCGTCTGGTCAAGCATGTACGACCGCGCTATCAACAATATCAATACCTCTGACCAGAACTCAGAGTTTGCCGGTGTCCCACTAACTATGTCCGTCACTTCGAGGTAACTATGTCCGAAATGTCCAACTATCTGGAAAATGGCCTGCTTAACGCCGTTCTCCGCAATACTTCTTACACCTCACCGGCCACAGTCTATGTTGGTCTTTACACCACCGATCCGGGCGAGGGAAACACAGGAACAGAATGTACGGGTAGCGGCTATGCCCGCAAGTCTGCAACCTTTGGATCACCTTCCAACGGTGTTTGCACCAACTCGGCTTCTGTGGAGTTTGACCAAGCAACCGGGTCGTGGGGAACGATCTCTCACATGGGCCTGCTAGACGCCATCACCTCTGGAAATCTTTTGTTTTACACAAACATCACAACGTCCAAAACCATTGAGTCTGGCGACATCTTCAAGTTTGCCGCCGGAGACATCAGCGTCACGCTTGCCTAATGCTCACCCTAGAGGAACTCGATCAGCTCGGCACTCTGGATTCAATGCCGCAGTATCCTCTGGACGCAACATGGTATGTAGACAAGGTTTGTGGTCCTTGGACAGTAGATTCAATGGACGCCTTTGGCACGTTAGATTCTCTAAACCTGCCAATGGACTCCGATGCTTGGGGAACCGCCTGCATTTACTTTAACGCCCCATCAGAAATAACCGCCTCTGCCACGGTAGATGCGGCAGGACAGAGAACGAGAACCGGCCAAGGGCTGATGGTCTCGGAGGCAACGGTATCTGCTGGCGCTTTTGCGATACGCAACGGAGAGTCCTTAATTACCGCCTCTGGGACGATCTCTGCCAATGCACTACGGCTGAGGTTCGGCGCAGGAGAAATGACCGCCACAGGCACTCTAACGGGTTCTGGAGGGTTTTCTGCGGCAGGGGAAGCAATCATCACGGCTAACGCCTTGGTTTCTGCCCAAGCAATACGGATTACCACAGGAATAGCAGACATTTCCGCTAGTGGAACAGCAGCCGCAACCGCGACAAGGATTCGAGATGGTCAGGGGTTGATGACCGCAAGTGGGACTCTGAGTGCTGATGCCATCCGGGTTCGGACAGGCTTCGGAGAAATGTCAGCACAAGGGACTATCTCTGCTACCGGAGCGTTTGTAGCATCTGCTCAAGCAGACGTTCAAGCAACTGGTTCAATCTCTGCTACGGGAAGAGCGGTTTTCCTAGGGGTCGGACTTGTAACCGCAAATGCTTCTGTCGGCGCACTAGGAAAAATACTTGGCGAGGATTGGCAAAACGTGGGTGTAAGTACCGATACTTGGACATCCACAGCGGTAGGGACAAACACTTGGACCGCCGTGAGCGTGGGAACAAACTCGTGGACGCCTGTAAACGCAGGGTCTAACAACTGGACAACGAATACGGCTGGAAACAACACATGGCTCGCATAGATTTTGGAGAATGGCTACCTGACCAGCCCGGACTTACGGGGGTGGTGAAAGAAGCCCTAAATGTCGTTCCGCAGGCAGTTGGCTATGGTCCTCTTAGAACACCAGTAGACTATTCTCTAGCCGCATCCGAAGATATAAACAACGTGGTAGCTGGTAGAAACCCCGCAACCGGAAACACGGAAGTATTTGCTGGCGGTGCAACAAAGTTATTTAAGCTCGACTCCACAGACTTGAGTCTTGATAATGTATCTAAGGCCGGTGGTTATACAACCCCAACCGAGCAGAAGTGGAGATTTACCCAGTTTGGAGACGTACTGATTGCCGCAAACGGTGATTCGATCCTGCAATACTGGCTACTTGGAACTTCTACCGCATGGGCGAACCTAGACGCCGCAGCCCCTACCGCTCGCTACCTAACGGTAGTGCGAGACTTTGTTGTGACCGGCTACACAAGCTCTGCCGACTCCCAGAAGGTCCAATGGTCTGGGATCAATGACGAAGCAGCATGGACCTCTACCGCCAGTAACCAAGCCGACTACCAAGTAATCCCTGACGGCGGTGCGGTGCAAAACATCACGGGCGGTGAGTTTGGGATTGTCCTGATGGAGCGTTCGATATACCGGATGTCTTACGTTGGAACACCAGCGATCTTTCAGTTTGACAACATTTCTAGGAACCTAGGGTGCTTTGAGCCTAACTCTGTGGTTCAGTACCAAGGTATTACTTACTTCCTGTCTGATGACGGTTTTTATGCCTGTAACGGCACGCAAGTTATCAGTATTGGAAGCGAGAAGGTAGATCGGTTCTTCTTCTCAGACTTGGATGAAGCGTATTCTTACAAGATGTCGGCAACAGTAGACCCGATCAAAAACCTGATCGTCTGGGCCTACCCCTCATCTGGCAGCAACGGAAACGTAGACAGTCTTTTAATTTACAACTTTGAGACAAAACGCTGGTCTCGCGCAGAAGTAACCGTTGGATTTGTTGCGCAATCCGCCACACCTGCTTATACGCTTGAGGCTTTGGATGTATTTGGAACGGTAGATACCATTTCCACGAGTTTTGACTCACGGATTTGGACAGGCGGTAAGTCGCAGTTTGTTGGTGGAAGTGGAGCAAAGATTGTTACATTCTCTGGATCTAACCTTACCGGAACAATTCAGACCGGGGATATAGAAACACCGGGAGAAGTTAGTACGATCAACATGACCCGCCCACTTGTAGATGGTGGTGCAGGCCAAGTCGCGGTTGCCACAAGAAATAGACTTGTAGATGCCATCAGCTTTGGAAGTTATACTGTTGCGGATAGCGAAGGTCGCGCCGCATTTAAGGCTACCGGCAGATACCACCGTTTATCAATCCAGCCGTCTGGATCGTGGACAACCGCTATTGGTATTGACTTTGACCTAGTTTCTGCGGGTAGACGATGAACTTTCGCGTATTGCCATATCAGGGTGGGTCGCCCCGGGAGATTTCCGAGGTGGTCAACAACATTATGAATGGCAAGACCAACAACACGGGTTCTGTAACCATTGCTACTGGTGGTGCTACCACCACAACAATTACGGATGCTCGGATAGGTTTTGGATCTAAGGTCATTTTATTGCCGACCTCGCAGACAGCAGCAAGCCAAGAGTTCCCCTACGGGTCGTTTAGCAGCACGCAAGACCAGACGGCTGCTAGCACGACGATTGCGTATGCGATGACGTATGACACCAC